CGAGGCACATCAGCCTGCGAAGATCCACCCGGCGGTTTCGGCACATGGGACGACTACGACGCGGCGAACAACCCGGCCTACTACGACGACTGGGGCGCAGTCCCGGCGGGGTTCACCGGGTGGGCCGCAGTCGTCGTGGCTGTCGAAGCAGGAGACGTCGATGCTGATGTAGCGGGCGACGTGCTACCCGGCTTCGTAGTCGAGCAAGGGATAGTCGAGGTCTACGAACCACCTCCGGCATACCAGCCAACTCTCACATCTCAAACGACGGTGAACTCCCTATCGGAAACCCTGTCTACATCAGTCGTCACAACCCAGACGGGAACCGAGACAACAACCAACGTCACAACCTCGTTGACCAACAACTCTTATGACACCTACTGGTACGAGGCAGTCGCCACAGCGACGACGGTGACCAACACGCTCGTGGACACGACAACCGTGGTGGCCCGCGCCGGGGCCGACACAGTGACCTGCACCTACGTCGACAACGTGGAGAGCGGTTGCAGCACGCAGCGGGCTTGGGAAGATTCCGCAACGACGGTCACGGCGGGCGACCCGTACACGGCGGCGACTACCACGACAGCCAACTCGACGATCCCCGCGTCGTGTAGTCAGGGCGGGTTTACCGGGCTGGGCGACTGGTGCATCGTCGAATCGGGGAGCCGCACCGACTACGAGTACGTCCAGTTCTCTCTGGACGAGACAACCAACATTCGTATCGACGCCGATACGAACCTGACCTACGCGCAGTTCGTCGCTGGCAACAACCAGTTCGGCGATCCGTACATCTTCCTGAACCACGACACGAACGCCGCCGACGGGGCGCACTCCGGCGACGCGAGTGCGGTCACGGTTGGCACTCTGATCGAATCCGATGATGATGGAGGCCGCGACTGCTCCCCGACCTCTGCGTGTATCAACCCGCCCGCTAACGCCACCGACCCGGACGAGTTCCCGAACTCGGTGATCGCTTGGGACTCGGGCGACACCCCGGTCATCGTCAACGTCAGTGATGCTTGGGACAGTCGTATCGAACGAATGGACCTCGCACCCGGCGACTATGTGGTCCGGGGTTCGGTCTACAACAGCAGCCACGACGGCTGGTACCGTTTGACGATCCGAGAGGACGACTGATCGGCCCGCGCCGGTCGTGGCGTAACCTGCGCCACCAGTCCAGTCAGGCCCGCACGGCGAGGGAGAGGTCAGCCGCAGCCGACCCGCCGGTCTACACTCCACGCAGAAACGGAGGTGCTGTCGTGAGCCAGCAGAAACTCTTTCACTACAAGGCGACCGTGGATCGGGTCGTCGACGGGGACACGATCGACGTCACTCTCGACCTCGGGTTCGACATTTCGTACCGGGGCCGGGTCAGGTTTCAGGGGATCAACGCCCCGGAGTCTCGGACCCGTGACGCCGTGGAGAAGCAGGCGGGCCTCGCTGCGAAACGGTACGTCGAGGATTGGACCAGCGGGTTGGAGAACCGGGTCATCATCCAAACGTCGCTCGACGACCGGGGCAAGTTCGGACGCATCCTCGGGCGCATCCTCAACGACGAGGGCGAGTGCCTGAACGACGAGATGGTCAGCCTCGGTCACGCCAAGCCGTATGACGGTGGGAAGCGGTGACCGCTGAGGTCGTGACCGCTATCGGAGCGGTCGCTACGGCGACGATCGGTGGGTCGTTCACGGTGCTGGCGTACCGGGTCCGGCAGGAGAACAACGCGACGCACGAATCGAACCGACGAGTGCTCGATTCGATCGACCGGCGCACGGAGGCGATGGACGCCAAGTTGGATCGGCATGGTGAGGAGATCGCGGCTCATGCTGCGTGGCATCGTGGCCGGGGTGACGAAGGGGTCTGAAAACGACGGAAGCCCCCGACCGAAGCCGGGGGCCACTCGCCGGGGCTGCTACCGGAGTCCGAGATCCTTTACCCGGCGGCTCCAGTTGAACCCTTTGGGCATTTTGTCAGCGAGGGCAGCGTAGGCGTTGCGCGCCGTCTTGTAGAGGTCCGAGCCAAGGCCGGGAGCGCCCGCTGCGTTGTGCGCTTCGCTAGCCACATGAAAGGCGACGACTAGGGCGTCGAGTTCCGGGGTGATGGCTGCCTCGTACCGGGCCTGCGCCTCGGCGATCTTGCGCTCGTTGCGGGCTGTGAGGGCTTCCTGCACCGGGTCGGCGATCTTGACCTTGGCGGTGGTCTCGACCGGAGCGTTCGGGAAGCAGACCGTGCAGAGTGTCGGGCCGTAGGCGGCGATCACGTCGTCGGCGGTGAGGCCGGAGAGGTCGGTGATCCATGCGAACGTGGTGCGGGTCCACTGACCGGTCTGGCTGTTGACCCGGTTGCAGGTCGAGCAGTTCATGTCTGAGTGGATGTGCCCGCCGGGGACTGCGTAGTAGCGGTTCCAGCCGGTGTAGTCGGTGTCGGCTGCGAGGAAGGCGTCCCACTCGGGGAGGGTCTTGGGGTCGGTGCCCTTGGCTGCGTCGTGGGTGGCTGCGAGGAAGTCGGCGTAGGCGGCGCCGATGCGGGTGTCTACCTCGACCTCGTGGCGGGTGGTTGTTTCCATGCCCCCAGTATTACACACCTACCTAGCCCGGTCTAGGCATACGGGGCGTTTTGGGCAGATTTCTCAGAAACTTTTTCGGGCCGTTCTAAGGGCCTCAAACCCGATTCCGGCCCGGTTACCCGCCCCGACCCCCGCAGGCCCAGAGAGCGCCCCTACGCCCGGCTAACGGGCAGCCAGAACACCCCGAAGCCAGATACAGGACAAACGAATCACACTGATGTAACCTGCGCCCCGTCTCACCGGAGGTGACATGCCGAACACTAGGAAACTCGTCGATCTTGAGATCGAAGAAACGTCAGGTGTTGACCACCCGGCGCATCTGTACGAGGGGTGGCTGGTCCGCAAGGACTCGGCTGCCGTCTTGGATGAGGTACTCACCGAAGTGCGAGACGAATCACAGACCACCGACCAAGGAGTAGAACCCGTGGACCTCACACCCACGATGGATGCTCCGGCAGAGGAAGTTGTCATCGACGAGCCTGAGGTGGTCATCGAACCAGCCCCGGTGCTCAAGAGTGACGACAGCCCCTCGGAGTCCGTGACGAAGGAACTGGCTGATCTCCGCAAGGCTTTCGACGACGTAACCGCTGAGGCGGCTTCGTTGCGCGAGGAGCGCGAAATGGAGAAGGCCACTGAGCGGGTTTCAGCGTGGCGCATCCTTCCGGGTGTCGTCGCTGCCGATTTCGCTCCTGTCCTTCGTTCACTCCGAGGCGCGGACGCAGAAGCAGCGGCAGTCGTTGAGGAAATCCTCGACGGTTGTGCGGCGGCTCTGTCCGAAGCCGGAGTGCTCAAAGAACTGGGCAACGATCTGGACTCGTCTACGGACGCCTACGACCAGATCGAAGCCCTCGCCAAGTCTGCCGTCGAGGCAGGCCGAGCGAAGAACCAGCCCGAAGCGATCGCTCTCGTAGCGGTCGAGAACCCGGACCTGTACGACAGGTACCGGACCGAAGCGGGGGTGTAGGACATGGCTTACGAATCACCTCTCGTCACTATCGGGACTTTGACCGCTGGTGCGGACCTGTCCGCCAAGCAGTACCACTTCGTCGTGTTGGCTTCGGCCACGACGGTGAATGTGGCTACGGCGATTACGAACGCACCGATTGGCATACTCCAGAACAACCCGGAGTCAGGCCAGCAGGCGATCGTCGCGATCTCTGGGGTCTCCAAGGTCGTTGCCGACGGCACACTCGCCGCCGGTAACTTCATCGGGACTTCCTCTGACGCGCAGGCTGACGCAATCAGCCCCGGAACCGACACGACCGTCTACATGATGGGTCAGTGTCTACAGGCAGCCTCGGCAGGCGAAACGACGTCGATGATTCTCAACGTCGCCAACGGCCGAGCGGCATAGGGGGACTGACACATGCCACAGCCAACCTCAACCGATGTTCATGTTGATGCAATCCTGACCAACATGAGCGTCGCTTACATGCAGGAGGCTTACGCCTTCGTCGCTGCTCGGGCTTTCCCGACAGTCAACGTGAACAAGCAGACTGATAAGTATTTCACTTACTCTCAGGCTGACTTTTTCCGCGATCAGGTACAGCGTCGGGCCGACGGCACCGAGTCCGCTGGAACCGGGTACTCACTCAGCACGGCGAGTTATTCGTGCGATGTGTACGCGCTCCACAAGGACATCGGTGACCAGACCCGAGCCAACGCCGACTCGCCACTCAACATGGACATGGATGCCACACGGTTCCTGACTCAGCAAATGCTGATCCGTCAGGAAGTCCAGTGGGCAGCCGATTCGTTCACGACCGGTGTATGGGGCACCGACGCAACACCCAGCCCACTTTGGGATGCTGCGTCATCGACCCCGATCGCCGATGTCGAGACAGCGAAGAACACCGTCCTGACCAACACCGGCTATGTGCCAAACACAGTGATCATGTCGTACAAGGTGTTCTCGGCTTTGGTCGATAACAGCGACATCATCGACAGGATCAAATACACGTCGCAGGAGTCAGTCACCGAGGATCTCCTCGCTCGACTGTTCGGCGTGGACCGGGTACTGGTCATGGCTGGCACATACAACACCGCTCAGGAGGGAGCCACGGCTTCCTACTCGCAGATCGGTGACAAGGATGTGCTGGTTTGCTACACGCCTGCCAACCCCGGACTGATGGTGCCCTCCGCTGGGTACAACATGGTCTGGACTGGCGTGTCGGCGGGACTCGGTGCCGGTGCGGCGATCAGCCGTTACCGCATTGAGGAGCGCCGGGCCGACCGGATCGAGATTGAAGCCGCTTTCGACTTCAAGATCGTGTCCTCGGCTTTGGGCTACTTCCTGTCCAACGTGACTTCGTAGTGCTCGACTAACCTCGACACAAAGAACACGGCGCATCGAGCCGGGGGTCGGGTTCGCCCCGGCCTCCGGCTCGACGCAGTTAGGAGCCTCTGGTGACTTGGACCTACTCGGGCGACCCGGCGACCAACGCCCGAGACTCAATCCGGTTCCTTTGCGGGGACACGGACACGAACGATCAACTCCTCAACGATGAGGAGATCGCGTGGGTCAACAATCAACTCACCGGGTCGGACACCGCAACGACGGCGCTTTACAACGCGGCGTACCGGTGCTGCCTGCTGATCGCGTCGAAGTTCTCTCGCCTCGCCGACCAGTCTGTCGGCGACATGAAGGTGTCGATGAGTCAGAAGGCGAAGGCGTACCGGGAGCAGGCAACCGAACTTCTTGAACTCGCCGGTCGTGAGGGCAGCGTCCCGACTCCGTATGCGGGCGGTTTGACGCTGACCGACAAGGAAATCGACTGGGACAACACCGACCTTGTGCGGGCCGGGTTCTACAAGGGCCAGTTCAACGACAACCGTGACGGCGGCGATCGTCCGTTGAAACCGTTTTGGCCGGGGGCTGACTGATGGCGCAACCGTCGGCACAGTTCATGACGGACCTGAAGGTCAACATGACGCCGGACACGACCGACATTCGTACGACGTCGACGGTCAACAACTACGGCGAACGGTCGTTCACCGGAGCGGCCACGACCTACGACTGTTACATCCGGCGGGCCAACGAAGCCGAGCGGGACATGGACGACCTCGTAAAGATCGCGTGGGTGGTCTACATCCCCGACTCGTCGCTCACGTTGAACGTCGAGGACCAGATCACGTTGGGTGCCCCGGTGAGCGCGACCCGTCCGCTGGTCAAGGTTGAGACTCGGAAAGACCCGCTCGGTCAGGTCGGTGTCGTCGCGTATGTGGGCAATAAGTGACATGCCGGTCAAGGTCACGGGCATCAACGAACTGAAGCGTCTGCTGAAAACCGCTGACGTCAAGATCGTCGGTGCGGTCGCTCAGGAGATGAGCCAGATAACCGATGCGATCGCTCAGGAGTCTCGGGGACTGGTTCCGTTCGACGAGGGCATCCTGTCCGGGTCGCAGGTCGTGACGAAGAAGCCGACCCCGGTCGGGTTCAACGGCAGCGTCGAGTTCGGAGGCCCGGCTGCGCCCTATGCCCTCGTCCAGCATGAGAACCTCGACTACTTCCACCCGGCGAAAGTCCGAGGCGGCACCGGCCCCGGCACCCCCGGCGAAACCAGAGGGGCGAAGTATTTGGAGATGCCAGCGAAGCGACATCAGGTGACCGTCGTTCCGCGTTGTATCGCGGCGATCAAGCGGGTCACCTAATGGGGATGCTCGACGACGTAGGGACATACATGGCAGCGAACGTCACCGACGTAACGCTGACGCTGGGCACCAACCTGTTCCTCGGGCGGCTACCCGAAGATCCGGACACTTGCGTCGCTATCTACGAGACAGCAGGGACCGCCCCGGACGATGTGTTCGGCGCGAACACGGCACCACCGATTGAGAACGCCGGGCTGATGTGCCACACGCGGGCGACGTCGTACTCGACCTGCCAGTCGCTCGCCGTGGACATTATGAAAACGCTGTCGAAGGTCATCAACGAAACACTGACGTCGACGGCGTACTACAAGATCGAAGCCACCCAGTCGCCGTTCGGGCTGATGCGAGACGATCAGGAACGGATGTTGTTCTCCTGTAACTTCACGGCGGTCAAGGCGCTGTGAGATGGGCGACGCCTACGGTGAGGGTGCTGCCCCGCTAGTTCGGGAGACGCTGTTCCGGGTTCGCTGCGTCGGTTGCGAGAAACTGTTAGCCGAAATGGTGTCGACTCCGTACCGGCTGCGGTGCCCCCGGTGCAAGCGGTTGAACCACGCCGGGGTTCCGGGTCAGCCGAACGGGTCGGGGTCGTCGTCCTTGGCTGAGGAGAACGTCTCGGGGAACTCCAACACCTCGGCCTGAGCGGCAAGCGGGACGGGTACTTCGATGTCAGCGAGGGTGAGCGAGGCTTCGTGTTTGTCGAGGACGATGATTCCGGTGCCGCCGATGAACGGTGTCTCGATGGCGCCCATCGTGGTCAGTACGGCGGGCATGAGTTCATAGGACTCGTCGTCGGTTTCGTCGGCGACGATGAACGTCAGGCGGCGGTAGATCGTCATAGCCAGTTCTCCTCGTCGAGCGGTGGGCGTCCCAGCGTGTGCCGGATCGCGTCGGCGATGTTGTGGATCATCTCCGAGTTGTCGAGGCCGTCGCAGAACTTCTCTTGGACGTACCGGTCGGTGAGCGTGCCGTGCTTCGCCATGACGTAGGTCCGTCCGATACCCCGGTCGTGGGGGCGCCACACGGTGACGACCAC